AACTTTTAGCAACACCAAAAGCTACGCCGGCGAACTTGCGCGGCCGTACGTCGCCGCCGCCGTGAAATCGGCGGACACCCTGACCAAGGACTGCGTAACCGTGAAGGAGGGCGTGAAATATCGCGAAACCCTCCGGGTTCTGGACAGCGCCGGCCTTGTGCAAGACGCCGCATGTGATTTCACCCCGACGGGCGTGATCCAACTCACGGAGCGATTCCTAACGCCCGTGGAACTCATGACCAATGTCCAACTCTGCAAAAAGGATTTCCGCAGTGACTGGGAGGCCATGAACACCGGCCGCGGTTTTGTCAACGATCAGTTGCCTCCGGAGTTCCAGCAGTTCCTCCTGCTCTATGTCGCAAGCAAAATCGGCGAAGCGATCGAGGACAACATCTGGCGCGGTGGCACGGCGGCGCTCACGTCAACGGCAGCAGACGGCACAGACGCTGGAACCACCATTGGAGACAGCCTCACGGACACATACGACAACAACCACTTTACGGGATACCAGTCGTTGTTGCACACGGCCGCCCGTAACGTGCAGTCCACCGGCACGGGCGCAGCATGGACCACCTCCAACATCCTCACCAACCTCGGGATCGCCGTTGACAGCATCCCGACGGCCCTGCAAGGAGACCCGGAGGTCCAACTTTTCATGAATTCGGCCACTTACTATCTTTACTACCGGGCACTCGTGAATGCCGGCGCACACCCGCAATTCGCCCTCAACGCTCCGATCGCCGAAAACTACCTGGGCCACCCGATCAAGGTATGCAAAGGAATGGGCGCCGAATACATCGTGGCAGCCCGCAAGCAAGACCTGTTCTTCGGCACGGACCTCCTGAGCGATCACAACGAGGCCAAATTGATTGACATGTCGTTGATGGACGGATCGGACAACGTTCGGATCGTTTATCGTTACACCGCAGGGGTGCAAGTTGCCGTGCCGGCGAACACTGTGATGGTTTCACGGACCGCAACCGGATCGTAAGAAATGCCCTGCACCATCACCACCGGACGCGGCATTGACTGTCGCGATGCCGTAGGCGGTTTGCGGGCGGTGTACGTGCTTGTGGACGCGTCCGACAACCCGGCCACCCTGGCCACGGCGGGCACCACAATCGTGAACGGCGAAATCACAAACGTTCCGGCCGCCCTTGAGGCCTACAAAATCGACCTCTTGAAAGGACACGGGTCGTTCACTGAGACATTCCAGATGTCTTCGGAGAACGGCACTGTTTTTTACGAGCAGGTTATCGAACTCACCCTCCTGAAAGCAGACCACGCCACCACGCAATGGCTGCGGACACTCGGGAAGGTGCGCTGCACATTCCTTGCGCACGACAACAACGACACGGTTTACGTGATCGGATTCGACGAGGGCGCAGAACTCACCGGCGGCACCATGGTCACCGGTGCGGCCAAAGGGGACATGCACGGATTCACTGTAACGATCACGGCAGAGAGCAAGCAACCCGCCCTGCAGTTGGCACGCACCGCCGGACCTGGCACCCTCAACTATCCGTTGGATGGGGTCACCACCGACATCGCCGTGGCCGCAACTGTGATCACGCCGGCATTCTGATCCTGTCGGGCCTTATGAACCAAAAGAGGGGGGCCATGTGTCCCCCTCATTATTTTCCGACCATGCAATATACCACGCGATTTTTTACCATGCGGGTGCGCTACGAAAGAATCAGGGATCTCTTGCCTTTGAGTTCTTTTTCCATGCGCATCACCAAAGACGACAAAAGCAGCATCGATGTGGCCATTCCCACCACCGCAAATACGCGCTATTGGTCGTTCGTACAAGACGCCCAGGCGCTGCCCATGACGGAGAACGGACAATACCAGATCGAAATCCTCATGAACGGGATCGTGGTTTGCACTGATCGGGTGGTCCTGCTGGACACATATACGTATTTCGTGCAGCCTACCTTATCTTTGCCGCAGACAGTATACGCATGAACTACGAACACACACCTCACGCCATCCAGATGTCGGCATACACGCCGCCGTCGATGCGCGAAGCAGACAACAAAGACGGATTTGTGGCCTACGGGGAGGAAAACCTTTTCCCGGACCTACTCGTTGACCTCTACAGATCCTCCGCAACGCACGGAGCGCTGTGCAATTCGATCGCACAGATGGTGGCGGGGGCCGGACTGGCCATCGATGCGGACGCCGGCATGATCAAAGTCGCGCAATGGAAACTGCAAGACGTCGTGCGGAAATGTGCTCTCGATTACGTGATCCACGGCGGTTTCGCCCTCGAAGTTGCCTACGCCGATGGGGTGATCAAACGGGTGGACCACATGCCGTTTGAGTGCTTGCGGAGTGGCATCGAGAACGAAGCGGAAAAGATCGATTGGTATTTCTACAGCCCAGACTGGTCCGACACCAAGGAGAAGCCCCAGAAAATAGCCACCTACAACACGGAGAAAGCACGGGAGCACCCGCTGCAGGTCTTATATGTCGCTCCGGTGTCTCCGGGATCAAAATACTATCCAAAGCCGGATTATGTCGGGTGCTTGAATTATATCGAACTCGAAAAGAACATATCTGAATACCACATCAACAACATCCGCAATGGCCTGGCGCCGTCCTTCTGGATTCACTTCGTGAACGGGACCCCGCCAGAGAACGAACAGCGGAAAATCCGACAGGACATCGAGCGCAATGCCGCTGGCGCACACAACGCCGGCAAGGTCTGGATCACATATAGCGACACGCCAGACAGCAAACCGACGGTGGAACCGATGGCCCTTTCTGCTGCGCACGAGCAATATCAATTCCTCTCTGGTGAATGCACCGACAAAATAATGATCGGTCACCGGGTTGTATCGCCGGCGATGTTCGGGGTGAAAACGGCCGGTGAACTCGGAAACACCGAGGAATTGGAGGTCGCCAGCCGGCTGTTCCACTATCAAGTTGTGGCGCCAAAGCAGCGGGTTATGTGCTCCGCTTTCGAAAAGATCTTCGGCAGTTTGAAAATCTATGGGACCGTCACGATCCGGAACGACCACCCGTATCTCCGCCTCGACCAGCAGAAAACCGAAGAACTGTCCAGCCAAGAGGACCCGTTGTGGAGTTTTTTCGCCCAACTTGAAAGCGAGCACGTCGGCGAGGAATACGAAGAGGTCAACGCGTCCCCCGTGGATTACGAAACGGAGGACGAACTCGACCAGATGTGGAATTTCTTCGAGGCCAAAGACGGACAAAAGAGCAAACAGGACACTCCGTTGTTCAAGGTTCGCTACAGATACGCCGGAGAGACCACCGCGGACAGCAGAAAGTTTTGCCGGTCCATGGTGGCGGCGGACAAACTTTATCGCAAGGAAGATATACAGGCGGCCTCGAAAAAGGCCGTGAATCCAGGTTTTGGGCCTCAGGGTGGCGACACTTATGATGTTTGGCTGTACAAGGGAGGACCGAGATGCCATCACTTTTGGGAGAGGGTGGTTTTCCTGCGCAAGGACAACAATCAGATCTCAATCAACGAGGCCAAGAGGATGCTCAGGGCGTTGGACTCAAAGGGTCGCAAGGCCAACGAGTTACAACCAAATGAACCAAAGGTTGCCGTTTGGCCGGACGACCAAAAGCACAAAGGCTACCACCCCGACAACAAGAACATGCCCGCCGATGCGCAGGCGCAAACCACCGGCAAATGATCCCAACAACTGTCCTCCTCGCCACACCCGAATATGTCAAACACACCACGTCGATCAACAAGTCGGTAGATGACGACAGGTTGAGGGTGGCCATCTATCTGACGCAGGACACGCGACTGCATCCGATGTTGGGGACTCGCCTGTATGAAAAGTTTTTGGCGGACGGACGCACCAACACGATCGCCGGCCACTATCTGGATCTGCTCGATAACCACATCCGCCGGGTGGTGGCATGGTACGCCATGCTTGATCTCCTGCCTGATCTTTACAGCCAGATCGACAACGGCGGGGTGGTGCAGCGCACCGGCGATGGCGTGAACGCCGTGGAGAAATCGATCCTCGACCTCCAGATATCCCGCGCCCGCCAGTATGGGAATTACTACGCCGATCGAATGATCGAGCACATGCGCTATTACCAGCAGCGATATCCGGAGTACAGCGTGGCGGTTAACGATGAACTCGTGCCGATCGTGGATATCTACCGACAGAACGGCATGTCATGGACGGGCGGGGGCGTCCCCCTGCGCGACCGCTATCCGCAATTCTTCGCATGAATCCGAGGGACAAAAACATCGAACGCCTGAAAACCTGGCTTGCAGAACATGGAACACATCTTAACCGCGCTGGTTTCGGTGGTGGCAACGCTCACGAGCGCAAAGGCCTGGGATTATTACTCGAAGAAACTGCAGGGGACCACGACGGTGCTGAATAGGAAGGACACGGAACTCGCCGAATGGCGGAAGGAACTCAAGGAACGGGTGGTGCATCTGGAGAACCAGGTCGCCAGTTTGCTTAAAGAAAACGCCACACTCACCGCGCAGGTCCACGGACTGCAGGGCGTTGTAGCGACACTGCGCGAAGAAAACGACAAACTGCATGCGGATTCTCAGAAAATTGTGGGCGCTACGAAAACCCGTAGACGTGCACCGAATACAGGAAACGGCGGCAACAACGCGCCGGTGGAAGTTCGACAAAGAAAACCCCGTCGCAGCCAGCAGTAGACCCGTGGTGATGCTCCTGCTCACCGGCCTTTTCATTTTGGTGTACATCAAGGAGAGCACGGACCCAACTTGGCGCACGCCGGCAGATCTCAGAGACCTCTTGATGGTGGTATATCCTGGGGTGCTCGCTGCCTATTTCACCCTGAGGACACTGGAAAAGCGTTTTAACAAGTTTTAACACCTGTTGTATTGCAAAGACGAACCACAAAGAGTTTTTTTGTAAATCGAACACCATGGAAAACCTGATCGCACACTGGGCAGAAATCCTGCTGGCCACCATGGCCTTGATCAAGATTTTTGTTCGTCTGTCTCCGAATACCAAAGACGATGCAGTCTTCGGTGTATTGGATCGACTTATTGAGGGATTTGTACCGAACCGGCAGAAATGACGAAACTCACGATGGAGATGCAAATCTCCAAACGACTTTCTTTGGTGGTGGATTATCGCACCGCCAATTACGACCAAATCGTCGATGCCGGCGATTTTGAAATCCTGCGCATCCAGTTGTGCGACGTATACAACAACAACCGGGTGGATCTCGGCGATCTCGATGGCGGACCCGTCACCCTGAACCACGAAGAACTCACAGAATGGATCCTAAAGAATCTGTAGAACCCACCATGCTGGTCGACGGGTTTGACGCTGCGATCGTGGGAATCCTCCACGGCAGCGATCCCGTGCGGGTGGTGTACGACACAAAAAAGATGGTGGAGATCCTTTCCGCCGAAATGAGCGAAGAAGACGCCTGGGAGTACCTTGAGTACAACGTTTTCTGCGCTTACGTGGGCGAAGGGACCCCGATGTATGTGCATCCGTCCACAAAAGAAGACATAGAATACTGCCTCTCATGAACCCCGTACAACAATATCTTTCGGCGATCCACCGCGAAGACTTCGCGGCACCCGAACTGCGCAAGACCCTCAGCATCATGGAAAACAACCTTGAATCTATGGCCGAATACGGCGAGGATTACAAGATTTTCCAGAATCCGAAGGCATCGCAAAAAGCCATCAAGGCCATGCTGAAGTTAATCCGCGAGATCGGATGAAAACGACGATCGCACTCTTCGAATTCTACGGCGCCCAAAGCACCGGCGGGGTCGACTTCCTGAAAGAAGGCAACGCAGCGAAATGGGACGCGGGGCCTGACGTATTCCAGAGTCCGCAGGATTACGCCAAGTTTCTTGCGTCACTGGAAAAACTGATGATGCCGATGGGATTCACGTGGGTTCCCGTCCCCATTCCAGACCCTCGTTTGGTGCCGGCGGAGTATGCCGACATGGCGAAACAAGCACGCGACGTGGCGCACGCCCACCACGCAAAAACCCGCGACATCGGCACGCCTGCGTCTGCGTTCAAAAAAATGATCGCCGCAGAATTCAAGAAAGCAAAATGATCCACGAAGAACTCAAGCAATTCATGTCTGTCCATCTTGCCGAGGGGAAAGTCCCCTTCTGGTATTACGACAGGCCGAATTCATACACGCTCGAAAGTCTGCTGGGGTCGAACGGGGCCGTGGCTAAAAATTCGAAAATCTGGCGCGACATCGTTGGTGACTTTGCAAACCCAAAACGACACGCCACCCCAGAACTCGCGAAGATCGCAAAGAATATTGCAGACACCCTGTTGAAAGAACAAGACCAGCGCGATGCGGCCAGAAAAGAAGTCGCCGCCAAACTTGTTAAATTCCTTGATTCCGACGGAAAACACTTCAAGCAACCATGAAAACAGAATTAGACCAATTTATGGCCTCCCATCGCCATGACATAGCGCTGGCAGGCGGGATAAGCGGCCTCACACCCCTGGCGAAAACGCTGCGAAAGACACTTGCCGATGTGCTTTTTGTGCCGGAGTCCAAAAATGGTAAGCAGATACCAAAATTGATTGCCGAAGTGCGTGCAGCAGGCAGCAAAGCGGACCCCGAAACCGCCGCACGCTACGAAGAATTTGCGAAAGAAATGGAAAGCCGTTTTCAGAAAGCGGCCAAAATCAACAAAGTCGCACTAAAAGTTTTCGACCAGAACTTGATGGATGGCATCGCAAAACTTGAAAAAGGACAATCATGAAAGACGCACTAAAAATCTTCGCGGAGGAACAACAAAAACCGTCCGCGTCTGCCGTATCTGAGCACAACCTGGCGAGCGCCAGCGCACTTGGGAAAAAATTAGATGATGCCTATCGCGCCGGCGAAGTGGCACTGTTGTGGAACAACGCTTACGCGCCACTTTACGATGCACTGGGGAAAGCCATGAAAAAAAAGAGCACCACCCCAGAACAAAAACAAGAGATCATTCTTTTGCGCAGGATCCTCAGTGGCGACATTGGGGATCGCATTGGGTGGGCGCAATGGCACATGGTTGCACATATGGGCAATTTCGATCGATTCATAGCCACCGGTGAAAAATCAAGCGGCACCTTAGGCGCATAAAAAAAACAACATGAAAAAAGCACTCGACATCTACGCAGCCGAAAATACCAAGCACACATTTAATGGGTCGAACGTCTACAAAACGCTAAGCAACATTGCGAAAGACCTCCTATACGAATTTGAGATGTTTGACGATCTGGTAAATCTCAACGAAAAAGCAATCGCTAAAGCATGGTCAGTTGATGAAGCCACTGCCAAAAAAATGAAGAAAGAGGCCGTGACTGCATATACCGAATTCGTGCGTGTCACGAAAGAAATGATGGGGGCCTACGCCGCATGTTCAGAGATCAATAGAAAATACTACGTCTAAATGAAAAAAGCACTCGACATCTACGCGGCCGAATCGGCTGCGCACCCTTTCAACGGGGCATCTGATGGGCAGGAATTGATGGTCCCAGCACAGGGCATTATAAAGGGATTCGAGGTGGTGTATCGGTCCATCGAGGACACCATGGACGTCCAACTGCAGGACCCGGAACTGCAAAAGCAGGTGCAAAATCTGCTGGAGGACATTGCGGATGCGACGGATCGTGCTTCCAAAGAAGCAGACAAATTGTACGCCCTGATCAAGAAAGCACGCTGATGGCACATTTCGTTTTCAGGAATCAAGAACGGGTCGAACTCACAGCCCTTTTTGATGACGATGCCATGTACAACCAGGTGGCCAACGTCCACCGCACATGGGCCACGATCGTCCAGAAGCAACCCGCGGAGATCGCCGCCATCTACGGGGTGGAAGAAGACAAAGCGACAAAAACCAAAAAGGCGGCGGTGAAATTGTCCGTCGAATTGGAGGACATTTTGGCGCGTCTTGCGGCCGTCACGAAGGAGATCAAGAAACTCGAAGAGAAATCTTTTTAACATTTTTTAACACAGAAGGTATTGTGTAACAACTGTTTCATACTTTTCTTTGTACCAACAATTCGATTCAAGGTACTAATTTCTTATTTTCTCACTTATGGAACAATCAACTTCAATGGTGCGCAGCCTCGAATGGCACACGGCACCAACGTCTTTTGGGCCTAACGGCACAGGATTCCCCGGATTCGGCCTCGCGGTCTTGGTGGTGGTGGAGGGGCCAGAGGGCAAACGGGTCGACATCGACTACATTGCCGTCTTTGCAAACGGACCGACGTGGTTTTTCGCCAGCGAAGGCGAAACCATCACACATTGGGCACACCTTTCCGATTCGGTCCTGCCATGAAAAAGTATCCCATGTCCTATTCGGCGCTGAAGGCTTTTGCCAAGTCGCCCAACCACTACATCCAGTACATCGAGGGGACGCACGAAACGACCCCGGCGATGCTTTTGGGACAGGCGATTCACTGCCTGATCCTGGAACCCCACAAATTCAACGATTCTTTTGCCATCTCGCCGCAGGTGGACAGGAGGACGAACGACGGGAAGGCCTCCTGGGCACTTTTCTTGGACTCTGCACAGGACAAAAATATTTTAACCCCGGCTGAGTTCGACAAGGCAGCCCTGATAGCCGACATCACGAAGGAGAATTATTTCGCCAACCAACTCCTCGACAGATGCAAGGAATTTGAAGTTTACAAGGAAGCCGGCATCTATGGCATGCAGTTCAAGGGGATTGCGGACGCGGTGGCGTCCACCTACATCGTGGACATCAAGACTTGTTCAGACGCAAGCCCGGACGGGTTCATGCGCCAGGCCCACAATCTGCACTATCATCTGCAGGCGGCGATCTATCGCCACATTTTTGGGGTCAATCTCTTCTACTGGATCGCCGTGGAAACCACAGCACCGCACAACGTGCAAGTCTATAGGCAGTCAGACAGGGCCTTTGAACAGGCCAATAAATTTTTGGCGAATTTGGTTTCGTCGTTCCGCGGGTGGGACGGAAGCCCGACGGGCTACGGAGATTATATCATGGACCTCGATCTGCCCAAATGGGCGTAAATTTCTGAATTATGGAAGCACGCAATCACTACACCGCCGATGGGCCACGGGTCCAAAGCAGCAGCATCCCGGACCGCGGACCTGGGTCGTTCAACGAATGGCATGAGGACATGAATTTCGAACGCGATCTCGAACGCATTCTGGAGGATTTCAAGTATCAAATCCGCGAAAAGGTCCGCGGGGCCTACTACGCCAACAAACGATGAACATCGTTGTGTCCATAAGCGGGGGGCGATCGTCGGCAATGATGGCACGCACGCTACAAACGAGCGAAAAATACAAAGACGCCCGCAAACTGTATGTGTTCGCAAACACCGGCATGGAGCGTCCGGAGACCATCGAATTCCTCCAGAACATCGAAAAACACTGGGGGATCGACCTTGTGAAGATCGAAGGGGTGTACAGCACAGTTCCGGGCGTTGGCGTCCGGTACAAGGTAGTGGAATACGAAACGATGGACATGAAGGCCAAAGTTTTCTCCGAAGCCATCGAACAGTACAACAAAGGAACCTATTCCGGTTTACCATCGTCCGCGGCGCCTTTCTGTTCGCGGGTGATGAAATCGGATCCCATCACCAAATTTGCCAAGGACATTTTTGGCAAACAAAAATACATCATGTCCCTCGGATTCCGCAGGGAAGATATGCCACGGCGGATCAGTTGGCCGGAGATCCACAAAGATGAATCGCGGATTTTTCCGCTGCTTACCGATTTTCCGGAACCGGTGGGCCTGCGCGAACTCGGCGCATGGTGGGACAAACAACCGTTCAAACTCGGCATTTCGTCACGTTTGGGAAACTGCGAACTCTGCTGGAAAAAATCGGACAAAAATCTGGTCGAAGCGATTCAGCATGGGACGCGCTTTGTGGGGTGGTGGCGCGAACACGAAGAAAAATACCAAAACACCGCATTCCGGCACAAAAAATCGATCGACGATTTCGTGAGGATGGCACAGATGCCACAAACAATGCAGATGAACTTTGATGATACGGGCGAAGAATGCGCCTGCACTTTTTAACCATGAAAACGAAACACAAAATCTCTGAAAGGGCCACGATCGTTGGTCCGGTGGCGATGTTCCGCCTCACGAACGCAAGTTGCAAATACATGATCAGGACGAACATGCGCACCGCAGATCAGATCATCTCCGCGGTGGGATATGGCGACGACCTCCGAGAATGCTGGTTGGACATGTTCGCCACATTCAACGCAGAACACGCCGGCACTTACGTGGTGAATGGGCGTTTGCAAGGACACGAGATTCAATGGCACGAAATCATTTCATAACCTCCATACAATGAACACAAAAATCACCTCCATCCAGCCCACGGGCCAAACCTGGGAGAAGAACGGAAAGAAATTCTACGTCTACGACGTGGCACTCGAAAATGGCACGGCAGGCCAAGCAAATAGCACCGACCCGCTGGCGCCGCCCTACAAAGTGGGAGACATTGTTGAGTACGAAATCACCCGCCAAACTGATTACGGCATAAACCTGAAAATCAAAAAGGCAGACGCCGGCCAGGCGCCAGCCGAAGGAAAATCGGACGAAACGCAACGCCGGATTGATGCGTCATGGGCGATCGGGCAAGCCATACAGATTTCTATCTCCAATGGTCTGGCCGTAGATCTCAGGAACGAAAATCTGTTGTTCGATGCCAAGGCCCTGCTCGAACTCCGGAACAAACTCATGCAGTCGTGAACCTCAAAGAACACGAACAGGACGTGCGCCAGTACATGCGCCGGGGCATGGTGGAGTGCTGTGAAAACGGCATGATCTACAGCCGGCCCATGACGGTGAGCGAATGGACGCGCCTGAAAAAATACGCCGACGAACTCGCCGCGTCATGAGGGACTGGAAAGGCATTTGGATCCCACGGGAAGTCTGGGAGCACGAGGGACTCCAATGGTATGATAAAATCGTGCTCATGGAGATCGATTCTTTCACAAGGAAAGACATGGACTGTTTTTTCAGTGATGAATACCTTGCAAATTTTGTCGGTGTGTCACAAAGGAGCATCCGGAACAGCCTGGCGCGTCTGGAGGAAAACAACCTGATCACCCGCACCGGGTTCGACGGCAGAAAACGCTACATGCGTTCCCTTCTGCCGGGCTATCCGGCAAACGCTGCCGGGCTATCCGGCAAGGACTGCCGGGCAGATAGGCAAACGTTGCCGAAGAAAAAAACCAATGAACAAACCAAAGAACAAAACACCACAGAGGTGGTGATGCCTTGGTATTCCAGGGAGTTCATGAGTTTGTGGAGCATGTGGAAAGAAGACAGAGCACGCCGGCGGATCAAACCTTACACGTTATTGGGCGAGCAGACCGCACTGCATAAACTGCACAAAGAATGCCACGGCGACGAAAGCGTGGCCATCACAACAATCCAAAATTCGATCGCAAATGGATACCAAGGCCTTTTCCCTCCAAAGAGCACACCAAGAAACAAAGATTTCAACATGGACCGCTTCGCAGAGTGGTCTTCTGGTGGATCCACGGGCGCAATTCAGTCCTGAAAAGGCCCAGGCGGAGGGCACAAGCGTTTCGTGCGTTCGCCGCAGCCCACAGATGAAAATGTGGATGTTCGCCCGTGTGGTGCGGATGTGCCGGCGGGTCGAAGCAGCAAGGACTCTGCAGGAACAAGAGGAATTCGAAGATTGCGTTGATACGATCTTGGAGATGTGCCCAACGCTCACGATCGAAGAATGTGAGTTGGTTTTCAGGAACATCGAACGTGGAAAAATTCCGCTGTACAACAGGTTGAAAATTCCGGAGATTGTTTCGGCGCTCATGCAGTACGACGTGGATACGGCCACCCCAATACGCGAAACCCGGCACCGGCCGGATTACGACAGGGATGCGCCCCGCATGTCGAAGGAGCGTGCTCCTTTTTTATCTTTGAGCGAATCCGATATCCTCGCACTCTATGGTTCTCAAACGCCGGACGCGCAGCAGCCTTAAAAATACGCTGGACCAGGTTTTTTCCCGGCTGATCCGCCTGCGGGATACGGATTCGACTGGATATGGGCCTTGCATCACATGCGGGAAAGTCGTTTTCTGGAAGGACGCGGATGCCGGGCATTTCATCACGAGGACCTGTGTGAGCACGCGGTGGGATCCCCTCAACGTCAACATGCAGTGCAAGGGGTGCAATATGGCGCCCGCCGGCAGGCAATACGAACACGGGTTGGCGATCGATCGCAAGCACGGGGAGGGAACCGCGGACGCGATCGTGCTCAAATCAAAAATCACCGCGAAATACAACGCGCAGGATCTGGCGGCGCTGATCTCGATTTACAGGGAACACATTGGAAACCTCGAAAGCGCAAAGGATATATAACGCCTGGCTGGCGGAGAATTACGACGGGTTGATGGTTTTCGCCCGTCGGTATCACCGGCAACCTCACGACCTTTTGCACCACGTTTATTTGCGGATTTATCAATTACCAAACTTGCAAGAAATCATGGACGGAAAACCATGGGGATATCACATTTTGGCGTTGCACCGGCAGGCCACGACGGGTGTGTTCGCGAAAGCCTACAAACTGTTGGATGGGGTGGTCGTTGACACGCCCGCAGAGATCGAAACCGCGCCCATGCGGTTACGCGAAGAAACCGCCTTGATTCTTTCGCGTCTGCCGTGGTTCGATCGCACATTGTTCGAGATCAAACTCACCGGTTACAACATGCACAAATTTGCGAAAGAAAGCAAGATCTCTCCGCACACGGTCTATTACAGCCTGCGCAAAACCTCGGCAATCCTGAAAAAGAATGTTTGCAGATCGTAAAATCTCGGAGGGGCGTATGGCTATTTGTCGCGCCTGTCCGTATTCACAGATGAACATGACCTTCCGGACTTGTGGACCCCTCGGCCGGCCCACCGCGGTGGAGGGCGGAACGCTTTGTGGGTGCGTCATGGACGTAAAAACCAGATTGCGCACGTCAAAGTGCCCGATCGGAAAATGGGAAAGCCAGGTGCGACCCGAAACCATCACGCAGTTGCAGAAATTTTTCGGCAAAAACGCATCCCGCATCACCGCGCAGGAGGCCAGAGAACTCACGAAACTCTACGAAGACGTCACCGGTACAAAACGCGCCGCCACTATGTGTTCGTCTTGTTTGGCCGACATGATACAGGAGATGCGAATTGCCATAAGGGAAGGACTGAAATGAGAACTTGGATGCGCTTGGAGGAAATCCAGCCACACCCGCAAAACCCGCGGGTCTTTGGCAAATCGGAGATCGAAGAGATGGCAAGGTCACTCACGAAATTCCCGGAGATGTACGACATCAGGCCCATGGTGGTGCAGAAAAAGGGATATCTGCTCGCCGGCCACCTGCGATTGGAGGCCCTGCGGCACATGGCGAACAACACGCCACCTTTGCGGGGTGATTGGATAGAAGTCGACCTGGTGGACTGGCCGGAAGCCAAACAGCAAGAATTCATTATCCGTGATAACACCCACGGCGGCCGGTGGGATTACGACACGATCGCCAACGTTTTTCCGGATGAAGCCGTGCTCCAGTGGGGCGTGGTTGTCCGCGATCTCGAACCAGATATCTGTTTCTCATGCAAGAGACCCTATTGAATAACAAGCAGAAAATGCTTGAGGCCCTCGAAAAACATTTGGGCATCGTCTCCACCGCCTGCAAGGCCGTCGGCATTTCGCGAGTCACGCACTACAGATACATGCGCGACCCAGAGTACAAGCAAGCCGTCGAGCAGATCGTCGAAGAGGCCGTTGATTTCGCGGAATCGCACCTGCTCAAGCGCATCTCCGAGGGCGACACCACCGCCACGATTTTTTATCTCAAAACGAAAGGAAAATCACGTGGCTACGTGGAACGGCAGGAGGTGAAGGTGCAAGAGGTCAAACCATTGAGTTGGTTCGATGAGGAAATACGCGAAGACCTATCTTGATTTTCGTGGGTGCACAACGCGCATCCAAATACATCAGGGCGGCAGCCGATCGGGGAAAACGTACAGCATCCTCATGGGCATCATTGAGTTGTGCCATCGCAATGCAGGGTCGGGTGCCGTGTTGACCATCTGCCGGAAGACCCTGCCGGCCCTCAAAGCCACGGCCATGCGCGATTTCTTTGAGATCTGCGAAAAAGAAGGGATCTATGACCCGGCGCACCACAACAAGACCGATGCGACGTACATCCTGTTTGGGAATTTGGTGGAGTTCATTTCGATCGACCAACCGCAAAAAGTCAGAGGCCGCAAGCGCGATTTTTTGTTCCTCAACGAGGCCAACGAGATCGGTTTGGAAGACTGGCGTCAGTTGGTTCTGCGCACCACCGGCAGGATCGTGCTCGATTACAATCCATCGGACGCTTACAGTTGGATATACACGCACGTTCTCACCCGCACGGATGCGTCTTTCTTTAAGACCACCTATCTCGACAACCCATTCCTGCCGGAATCGGTGGTGGAAGAAATCGAGCGACTGCGCCAGGCGGATCCGAATTTTTGGCGGGTGTACGGCCTGGGGGAGCGTGCCGAACTCGTGAACGCGGTGTACAACCACTGGAAAGAGGTTCCCGAAGTTCCCGCCGGCGCCAAATTGATTGCCTATGGCCTGGATTTCGGTTTCACCAACGACCCGTCTGCGCTGGTGGCGGTTTACGAGGGGGATGGTTACATTTTCGACGAACTGTTGTACAGCCCCAACATGACCAACATGGACCTGGTCCGGGCGATCCGCGATCTCTGCACGCACGGGGTGCCGGTGGTTGCGGACAGCGCGGAACCGAAGAGCATCGAGGAAATCAGACGGGCGGGGATCAACATCGTAGCCACCAAAAAGGGCGCCGATTCTGTGCGGGCTGGGATCGATCACCTCAGGAGTAAACCGATGGCGGTCACCAGCAGGAGCACGAACGGGATCAAAGAATTGCGGGCGTACACGTGGCAAATCACAAAGGACGGCAATCCCACCAATTTTCCGGTGGATGCCAACAACCACTTTCTGGATGCTGCAAGGTACGGAGCAAGTTGGAAGATGCGCCGGCCCAATTACGGGTCGTACGCGATCGGATGATCCGTTAACGCTTTTTAACACCTTTTAACAATTTACATATTGTGTAACAACGCTTTGTGTATTTTCTTTGTGGAACAATCGATGAAAAACACCCTTAATTTCTTAGTTATGACGACAGTTAACAACCAGAAGATCCAGAAGAAAGCCATCGGCACGGACGGATCATTTTTCAACCAACTGATGGGAAACAACGAAACGTTGCCGGTGGTTGGGGAGGGCGCTACGATCATGCTCTACAGCGATCGCCACGCCTACGACGTCATCGCAGTGAGCGAAGACGGAAACCGGTGCACGCTGCGCCGTTGCAAAGCAACCCGTACCGATGGTTTGGGCATGTCTGAATCGCAGAGCTACACCTACACCGCGGACGAAAATGGCAGCACCATGGAATTGGTCTGGAAGCAAAAGCGCGGACAGGAATACGGAGAGTGGGTGCAGGAAATCACCAAAATCGATTGGCTGCCGGCACTTTACAAGCAAGCAGAAGCGGAAGGCCTGCCGGGCATCGTGGGAATGCTCACACCGGAGGACATCGAAGCAGTCTGCGGCAAGCACTTCTGGCCGGTGAACGTGGTGCCAGGCCTGACCAAAGCACGCAAGGTTTACCACGACGTCAGCGTGATTTTTGGAGTTCGCAAAGAATACTTCGACTTTTCATTCTAAAACCACCGGGGGGAGGGAGGCCTCCCCCCTTAATTTCTTTTCATGAAAGACAGATTGGTACATGCGGTGGTGGATCTGCAATTTGGATCTACCGGAAAGGGTCTGTTGGTTGGATATCTCGCGGAGGAACATGGCTACGACACGGCCGTCACTGCATGGATGCCCAACGCCGGCCATACTTATGTGAACGACAAGGGCCAAAAGATGGTCCACACCGCCCTTGCCAACGCGATCGTCTCGCCCGCCATCGAGCGGGTTTTGATCGCGCCAGGCAGCGTAGTGGATCTCAACGCCCTGAAATCGGAGTTTTACGATGCATGTGAAATGGGATATCCTGCGAACGTCTACATCCACGAAAACGCTGCGGTGCTGACGTCAGAGCATCAAGAATGGGAGAAAAAGCACGTCGTTGCCATCGGGTCCACCCAGAAGGGGTCAATGGCCGCCATGGCGTCTAAGTTGAAAAGAGACCCACAAGAAAGCGCAACAGCCGGCCGTGTTTTCATGATTGGTGCTCCGCTCGCGATGTGGCGCAATTTTTCGGTAACTGTGGTTACACACCGGGAGTATCTGATTTTGCTTCGGAGATCGGAACGTATGATTTTGGAAGGCGCACAAGGATATTCCCTTGGCATCAACAGTGGGTTTTGGCCCTACACCACCAGCCGGCAGTGTACAGTCGCTCAGTTGTGCAGCGACACGCTCGTGCCGCCGGGGTGGATCACCCACACGTTTGGTTGCGCCCGCACGTTCCCGATCCGGGTGGCAAACCGATTCGCAGATGGCAAATTGGTTGGGTGGTCTGGTCCGTGTTATGACGACCAAAATGAGACCAGTTTCGACGACCTGGGACAAAAACAGGAGGTCACGACGGTGACAAAATTGCCGCGCCGGATTTTCACGTGGTCAAAAAAGCAAATTGTGGAAGCGATCGAAGCAAACCAATGTGGCGAGTTTTCGGTGTTCCTGAATTTCGTGAATTACCTGGAGCACTGGGGCGGGGTCCTCATGGACGATTACACGGCCCTGCTGCCGTTCGTGGCCGATGTCCGATCTGCCGGCGCACGGATCGATTACATCGGCACGGGTCCTGCCCGGAAGAACGTGAAACGGGTCAACCTATGAACTTGGCCGATCGCCACAACACGGGCAAACCGCCGATGTCCATGGTGGACCCGCTGTTCGTTCTGGAGGTGGCCAAGGTATCTGGTTTTGGTGCCGCGAAATACGGCCGCGACAATTGGCTGAAAGGCCAAAAATATAGCGTTGTCCTCGACAGTCTGCACAGACATCTGGCTGCTTTCGAACTTGGACACACGCACGACAAAGAAAGCAATCTGCACCACCTGGCCCACGCGGCCTGCAATTTAATGATGTTACTGCACTATGAAAACACACAGAGAAATCCGGACCTCGATGATCGCATGTACAAAGCCGCTAACCCGTGAGTATCGCACACTCGCGCACGTCCCTCGGTGGTCGATCGTGCGCCTTATTCACGACCAGTCGGTGCTTGAGCACGTCGCCCTGGTGGCGATTTATGCCGACCTCATTGCCGACCTCATAGGCTACGACGGGGACAGGGCTGCGTTGTTCCGTGAGGCCCTGCGTCACGATCTTGCAGAAGTGGAAACCGGCGACATTCCCTCACCGGTGAAAAACCGCCTCGGACCCAAAGAACTGCGAGAATCCTACGAGGCCGAAATCCTTTCGGTCCGTTACGGCATCAATGACAGCACGCAAGATAGTTCGATGCACTGGCTGATCAAGGTGGCCGATCTCACCGAGGCCGTGATGAAACTCACAGAGGAGTTCACTCTGGGCAATCGGTCTGTGGAGGATGTCCTGTACAAATTGGTCCAGACGCTGCACGACGTGATTTTCGGCGCATCGTGGATCACGACAGAACAGAAAATAGCGATTTGGAAGTTCGTGAAATACGGGATGTACGACGAATACAGAGGCCAAGACGGCATTTTGGATACGAACAACTCGCGGGGTGCGGTTTTATTTCACGAATCGTTGGCCCTGTGAAGATACCAAAAAGCCTATCGGAGATCTCGGTGGCGCAGTACCAGGAACTTTACCGGCTGCGCGAAGACCCCACGGCGGCCCTGGCCTATTTGGCCGGGGTCACCCGTGAAGAGATGTCGAAGAATCCGCATAAGCGGGTCGCCCAATGGGCAGCCGAACTCAAGGCGCTGCTTGAGACCCAGGTCTCCGAATGGCACTCGAAATTCAAATTGGACGGGGTGGAATTCCGCATGCTACAGGATTGGTCATCGATCACGACGGCGGAGTACATAGATCTCGAAACCTACATGCGCCAACCAATCGAGAACGCGCACAAAATCATGGGGATCCTGTACAGGCCTGTCGTATCTTTGGATCAGTGGGGATGGTACAAACTGGAGGAATACGAACCGGACAAGTATAGCGAACCGATGAAAAGAGTCCCAGCAGACATTTACGGCGGTGCCGCGGTTTTTTTTTGTCAGAACGGAGACGCCTATACGACGAGTTTTCTTCAATCTTTGGCGAAGGGAGTGCTGGAAGCGCAGTCGCAGGCCATTACGGGTGGTACCACACCCTCTCCGTCATCGCCGGCCAAGACCCAACCAAAATAGATCTGATCGAAAAATGGCCCATACGACGTACATTCACACAACTGGCGTACATGCGCGACATCAAGAAAGAAGAGAATGCTGAATATCGAAGACTTCGTAAGACGCTGTAGGGCGTTCGCCGATCGGCACGAAATGGTGAACAGTTTCGGCCACGGACCCGTCAAAGACATGGCGATCGCCAAAGATGTCCGGTGGCCCAACATGCACGTGGTTTACATGTCTGTTGACTATTCGGAGGGCGCCAAGACGTATTCATTCCAGATCTACGTGCTCGACCTGCCGGATCAGGACACCGATCCGGATCAAAATCTGGAGATCCTGGGCCGCACAGAGGCGATTTTGGAGGATCTAATGTCGGACATCGAGCGTGGTCACAACGCATTCCGCGAACCGCAATTGGATTTTGAGGTCCAAAGCGCCAGCGCAGACATTCTCGTTGAAACAGTCACCAGCGCGGCCACCGGCATGGTCCTGACGCTCTCCGTGGCCGTTCCCTTTGCGTATGATTCTTGCAACACCCCAATAACCTTGCCATGAAATTCGAATTGAAGGAGTATGTATTCCACGGCGCTGCGATCGCAGAAGTTGTGGCAGAAGTTGCCAGCGTAAATTTTTATCCACGGGAGAAGCAACTCGTGATCACCATGGAGATGTACAAACCGCCGGCGACAGACCCGTTCACCGTGCAGGTTGTGCGGCATGAAAGCACGGGAGCATCC